CTCCTCGACGCGCGAGAGGAGGCGAGCCTCGCGCACGACGATATTGCTTCCGCGGTCAATCGACTCGCCGCGCGTCTCCACAACCCACATCGCAGGACCGGACCACGATTCGAGCGCCTGTCGGATAGTGCAAACGTGAAGGCCATTCTTGCACGGCACCAGCGGCCCTGTGACTCGCAGCCATGCGCCGGGGCGCTTGCCGCGCGGGAGTGGCCACTTGCCGGTGCCGCCGTGATACGCCTCGCCGTTCAGGCCGGTGATCTTGACCAACGTGTCGGCGGTCAGCGCCTCCTGGCGCGCGTCGGTACTCATCGAAACATCCTCCTCAGTCTGGCCCACCGACTTTGCTCCCGGAGCGGTTCCACCTTGCGCCACCGCCCATCCCAGTCGCAAACGATCCAGCGTCCGCAGCGGCGCAGGGCCAGGGTGATTGCGTGGCTAGGTAGGTCGCCGATCACCGCGTCACCTCCCGCGCCGTTGGCGCAAGCGAACGAATCTCTCGCAGCGTCGCCTCGATGCGAGGGCGCGCCGCAGGGTTGGCCGTGTGGACGCGGAGACTGATCGGCGCGGTGATGCGACCTGCTACTACCTCATCGCGCAGCCAGTTCGCGATCTCCCAACCCTCGCGCTGACCCCATCCGAGGTCATTGTCGAAGGACACGGCCTCGACCGGCCCCGTCTCGAAGGCGACGCGGAACTCGTCGAAGGTCTTGACATGTCTCCAGCCCTCCGGCGCGGGTCGCTCATCATCGAGCCAAATCTTCATCACTCTACCTCCCGCGCCGTCGGCAGTTCGCTAACGGCGTCCACTCCATGCTTGATGCAGTCACGAATCAATGACCCGTAGCTGTCCATGGCTTTAACTCGCTCGCTGCGGTTCAACTCCCGAACGAACAGGTAGAGTTTCGTTCCGTCGGTGTACCGGATGGAGCCGAGTTTCTGGATTGCCTCTGCCAGCTTTCGGTCTTTCACGACCTCGCGATGCACTTCTCGCATTTGCGAACTGATGTATCCAGTCCACGTTCCAGACACCAGCCACCTCATCGCTCGATCTCCGACAGCGCCGGGTGGCAGTCACCCATGTACCCGAGCACCCGAGGCCACTCGCATCGCTCCGGCAGCTCCGTCACCGGGTCCGGCACGGGCGGCTCCGTGCAACCGAGCAGCAGCAGCGCCATCGCACCGATTGCTACCCAGAGAAGCAGGCCGCTGAGGGGTCCGTAGACTAGGCATCCGTAGGCGGTTCTGTCGCTCATGCTGCAATCCTCGGGTGAAACGCCGACGCCGGGCTGGCGAGCACGAGACTCTCTCGAGCTCGCGTCATGCCGACGTAGAACAGGCGCACGATGGCTGACCGGCCACCGCGAGACGACCACTCCTCGAAGCCAAGTCGGGACAGGTCCGGGTAGAGAACGACGACGTCTGCCTGCCCGCCCTTCACGCTATGGATCGTTCCGACGACGATGGGAGGGTCCTTCTCGAGCGCTTCCGGTCCGCGCTTTCGTGCCACTTCGAGCGGGAACCTGAGACCCTGGAGACTCTTTGGCAAGGCGTTCGTTTCGAGCCAGTCGAGCTCGCCGTCGTACGCCCGGAGTGCGTCGGCAGGATTGCGAAACAGGGACTCGAACTCGATGGATCTCCACTCGTCCGGGAACGCCTCGATCTTGCGCTTCGCCCCGCGGTGCAAGAGTCCGTCGCTCTTCAGGAGCTCGACCCATGACCGAATCTCCTCGCCGGTCCAGTCGCGACCCTCCATGCTTGGTCGCAGGTAGGCGAGCAGGCGATAGACCGCCGTTCGCTGTCGCTTCGACCCGAGCCGCAGCGGGTTCCAACCGCCATGCTTCTTCCGGAACGGGTTCCAGAACGGGAGCCCCTCGCGACGCAGCGTCGCAATCGTCGGCGCCAGCATGTAGTCGCAGGATCCGAGGATCATGACGCTCTTGCCGGCGGCTACCCAGCGCTCGAGCTCGGGGAGCAGGAGCTCCGGCGAGCGCCAGTCGCCCCGGGTCGACGTGACCGACCCGGGGAAGTCCCGCGCGTGGTACTCGACGGGCGCCCGCTCTGCGATCTGCCCGATCCAACGCGTTGCGAGCTCGTGAACAGCGGCCGGCACCCGGTAGCTCTGGCCGAGCACCCTGCGGTTCTCCTCTGGCACGGGCGAGTCGAGGAAGATGCGCGGGTCCGAGCCACGCCACTCGTACAAGCACTGATCGGGGTCGCCAGCCATGACGACGGACTGCGCCGCCTTGCCCCACACGTCGCGGAATAGGCGCGTCTCGAGCCGGCTCCAGTCCTGCACCTCGTCACCGACGAGCACCTCGGGATGTCCCGGCGCGTAGCTCGTTTCCCTGGCGCACACCTCGAGCAGGTCGGTGAAGTCGAGCAGCTCCGCCTCGTCCTTCCACGCACGCCATGCCTTCGCGAATGCCTGGACGCCAATCGGCCAGCGCTCGGCGGGCACCTCTCGATGGCGCAGCAGGTCGAGCTGCTCGAGCTTCGATGCGGCGCCGAACGTGTCGAGGACGACGTCGCTTGGCTTCACGTTGTCGAGGTCGTCCGACGCCTTCCCGATCTTCCACGCCTCGGGGAGCCCGTTCGTACGGACGTAGTCGTTCCATTCCGCCTCGCGACCAACGGTTAGCTTCGGGCGGAAGAGTGAGCGGAAACAGAGAGCGTGCAGCGTCCCGATGTTCTCCTCTGGGATCGGCACGCCGCGGCTCGCCATCTCGTGTGCGGCCGCCTTCGTGAGGCTCGCGACCACGATCTTGTCGCTTCCGCGCATCTTCGCGGCAGCCTCTACCTGCCTGGACAAGTAGGTCGTCTTCCCGGTGCCGGGGGGGCCCGTGACCTGCCAGACCCTAGACGAGTCCATTCGGGACTCTCCAATAGCTACGCGTCGTCACCTTCCCTTCCGGTGTCTTCGCCGGCAGGGCTTGCGGCTCACAGCCCACTTCGCGAAGCCGCTCGCAGAGCTGTCGAACGCTCAGGTTCTCGCCCCACCAGTTCCGGGCGATCGCGAGGAGTGATTTCACGGCGATGTAGGTCGCGTCGTCCTTCGAGACCGTTACGCCGCTCAGTACCTTGTCGTCGGTCGCCTCTGCCGGCGGCTCGCGGTGCAAGAGGTCAACGAGAAGCTGCCGTGTCTGGTGGCGCGACTCCCCCTCGCCAACGTCCTCGAGCTCCGCGGCGCGCACCATCCTTTGGACGATGCGAAGCCACTTCGGAGTCTTCAGCGGCTTCATGATGGTCCGCGTCGTGCCGAGAATCGCCGCCTGGAACGCATTCTGATTGAGCAGCGACGACGGGCCGCCGAGGTTCACCTCCGCGTCGCCGATCACGACGTAGTACCGTGGCGTCTCGAGGCCGCGCTGGATCACGCGCTTGATCGGGAGCCCCAGGTCCGCGCTCACCTCTTGCAGGAGATGATCGGAGCTCTCCTGCGCCGCCGCGTCGTAGCGCTCTTCGTCCTGCTGCTCGGCGAGACCCTCGATCATGGTCCGCTCGGAATCCTGGCAGCGCACAGCGCGCAGCGACCATTCCAGCGTCCTTTGCAGGTAGTCGTAGACCCCGTTGCTGTCAGTGCGCAGCACCTTGGCGATGCGCCCCGAATCCCGGTTGAATGCAATGAGGAGGTTCACGATCTCTTGCTTCGACCAGTCCGCACTCGCGGCGAGGTAGGCCAGCGACGCGTCGAGGCTCGAGGGGTCGTCTCGCAGGTCTGGGCGGTTGCGCTCCCAGGTCCGCTTGAACTTGCGATCATTTGCGAGGATGGCGGAGAGCTTCGCGGACGGGGGCTCGGAGTCACGATCGACGCGAACGCCCTCGAGCACCCCGGGTCCCTGCGCTCGCTGCGTTGCCTCTTCGCCAAGGTGCCGCTTCACGAGCTCGGCAAGCTGCGGGGAGCGCTCCTCGATCGTCTCTGCGTCGCCGAACTGCTTCCCGGTGACGGTGAGGTATCTGGCCTCTGCGTAGACCTCGATCTGCCCTTTCCGGCGACCGCGGCCGCCAGGAAGCGACGCCCTGATCCACACGTGCAGGCCGCGCCCGCTGGGGGTGACCTCTGCGTAGGACCCGAGCGAGTCGATGAACTCGCAGGCGATCGCGTTGGGGACGCCCTTCGCGTCGAGGCACCCATCGAGGTCGATACCGACGTACGGGTCGCCAGGGGAGAGTACGTAGCCGACGCCCTCGAGCGTCTCGTTCCGAACCACCGCCTCGCACGCATCGGCGAAGCTAGACCACGTGCGCGGGTTCGTGACGGAGGCTGGCGTTCCGCTTGGCGTGATGGGGACCTTCGTGGGCTTCCCGGCGCGCGTCTCGTATCGCCAGCACACCCATTGCGGGCGCGCGGCCAGCTCGGCGATCGCCGGAACGTCCAGCCCAGGAATCGACACCCCTCACCCCCCCCCAGGAGAAGAGGGCCCGGCCAGTCAGGTCCCGGCCGAGCCCAAGGCTTCGGACCCGAACGTCCTCTACCCCTCCTCGGCGGGAGCGATCTGCATCTTCCGGAGCACCTCCTCCATCTGGGTCACGATGGGGCGCACCCGGGGCTTGTCGCCGTCGCCGAGCTTACCCGCGGCGACCGGCTTGATGATCCAGCTTTTCGGGCCCTTCGTGAGCTCGAGGCGCGTGATGACGTCGAAGAAGCGGGCGCCGCGCGTCGTGAGCTGCATGAAGTAGGCGCGCACGGGGCGCAGCGACGTCGCCGGAACCTGCACGATCGCCGGCAGGATCGCGTCCCTCTGAAGCATCGCGAGCGCTCGCGACTGCCGGCACAGCGGCTTCTCTCCCTTCGAGCCGAACTTCGCGAACGTGCAAGCGGTGCAGTCCCCGCCCGGATTCCCGTAGCCGACGAGGCCGTCCGGCGACGTACAGACCGGGGGCTCCCCTCCGCCGGTTTCGTCGTAGCTCTTCTCCCAGCGGTTGCGCCGCTCGGTCCAGCCGACGATCACCCCCTCGATCGCAGGCACTTGCTCCTCGCCATCGAGCGTCTCGACCGTCCACTTCCCGGGCGCCCCCGTGTTCGGGACCTTGAGGCGCGGGAAGTCGAACTCCGTCGGCACGCCGCCCGAGAGGTTCGACGCGACGATCTCGCGCAGCTCCGTCGGGTCGAAGTTCGCAATCGCGTACCCCTCGAGAGCCCCCACCGCGAGCTCGCTGCCGGGCGTGACTCCGCTGTCGGCCTTTGCCTTGGCCTTGCTCATTTCTTCGTCTCCTCGTTTTCCACCACGCGCATGAGCCACGCCACGTGACCTTCTTCGGTGGTGGGAATCCCTGTTGTGTCGAGTGTTCCGTCCATCAGCCTTTGGGCGAGTACGTACGTTCCTTCCACCGGAACGACTCGGATCGGGTGCATCCCTCGCCCGAGTGCCGCCTCAGAGCCATCGGGCCTTTTCTTCGGCCGCTTCCTCGAAGGCACGCCGCACCTCCCACGCCTCGAGCACGTTGATTCTCGGCTCGACCGGACGGACGTGCGCCGGATTGATGCAGCGCCGGTTCCGGCACGTGTGCGCGCCGTGCTCGTTCGCCTCGAGCGGGCCCACGTAGAGCTCGATCACGAGCCGGTGCGGGCTGCGCGTCTTTCCCTCGTACCACACCGACCCGTAGTGACCGCCCGTATCCCAATCGCGGCTCCCACCACGCTGCCCGCCTGTGTACGTCCAGCACGCGGCGAAGCCCTCCCAGCCCATCGGGACCGGCTCGAGCTTGTCGAGTAGCCGCTCTTCGATGGGCCGGGAGGCAGGCATCAGCAGCCCTTCCCGCCCTTGCCCTTGCCGGGCTTCATCGGAGGCTTCTTCTTCATTCGTCTCACCTCCCCTCTCCGAGCGCTAGCGCGCTCGGCTCCCGATCTTGTAGACCTGAGAGACCTTGATGACGCCCTTGAGCGGCGCCGGGATCTCTTCCTCGTTCCGAGCGAGCTCGCGCACGTAGGCCGATAGCTTCTGCGTGTTGATGCGGATCCCGGCGTAGTCGCCGAGTCCTGCGGCCTCGAGCGCGGACGCCGCCTCTTCGTTTGAAACGCCGTCCTCTCGGCCCGCCCAGAGCTCTTCGCGGACGTAGAGCGTGCGACCCTCGAGCGAGAGCTTGTCGATGCCCTGGCGCGAGAAGTATTCGAGCACGGCCTCGCGCAGCTCTTCCTGCCGCGCCTTGATCGCGTCGAGGTCGGCGCCGAGCTTCTGCCGCTTCGACTCGAGCTTTGCGTACTCTTTCACGTGACGGATGTCGGCGGCCACTAGTCCCCCTTGCTGAATGCTTCGACGAGCAGCCGCGTCGCCTCGTGTCGCGAGAAGATCTTGCTCTCCATCGGACCCAGACGATCGAGCGCGAAGAAGCGGACCATTCCGGTCTCGAGCTCCTGCCACGCAACGGCAACCTCTTGCTGCTCGTTCTCGCGTAGGATCTCGCGCAGGAGCGTCTCCACCTTCCACTTCCCTGCGTTGACGATGATCGCCGTGCGCCCTTTCCACCTTGCCACCCGGAGAGGCTGGTCTGCGATGTACTCCTGCGCGGCGCGCTTGCTCACCGCACCCTCGCGATGCTGAATGCGTTGCGGAGGCAGTCCGGGCATACGCTCACCTTGACGCCACCGCGGAGCGAGGCACGCACGCCTCCGCAGCGCCAGCAGCGACCGACGAGCCGGTAATAGGTGCGGCGAAGCACGCCCTTGGCCCTTTGGTCATGGCCGTCCGCATCCGCCAGGGTGTTGACCGCTTGCTCACTCACGGCAGGGCGTGCCTTGACCCATCGTCGCCGCTCGACGGGTTGGAGGCGGCGGATCCGGAAGCATGGGCGCGCGCAAGGATGCGCTCGACGACCTTCTGTCGCTTCGAAAGCGCGTCGAGCACCTTCCCGTCGATCGTCTGCTCGGCCTCGAGATGCAGGAAGGTGACATTGCGTCGCTGGCCCGGACGATGCAGCCGGCTTCGACTCTGGAGGTAGTCCCCGAGTGAGAAGCCGAGCGAGTAGTAGATCGCGGTCGATGCTCGCGTCAGGTCGATGCCGACGCCGCCGCTCTGGATCTGCACTGCGAGCACGTCGATATCTTCCGGCATGCGCGCTTCCGGCGTGAGGTCGCGGCGCCGGCCAGAGAGCTCACCGTGGCGACGCCCCTGCTTCTCACACACCCGATGGATCGCGTCGAGGTCGGCATGGAAGCGAGCGAAGGCGATGATCGGCTCGCCCTGCGGGAAGTCGGACAGCACGTCGGCGAACAGCTCTTCCTTCGCCGTCGAGACGTGCTCTAGCTCCCCGTCGTCGGTGCCGATCGTCCCGCTCGTGATTTGCTGGAGCCGGAGGAGCTGCACGAGCGCGTTGCTCGCCGTGACCTCTCCCTTGCCGACGTCGATCCAGAACATCTCTTCGAGCTGCCGATAGAGCTTCATGGCGCGCGGCTCGAGCCGGCACGTGCGCCGCGCGTCGATCTCCTCGGGCAGGTCGAGCACGTCCTGCTTCCGGGCCTGGAAGCTGCGGCTCGAGAACACGCGCTCGAACTCGTCCATGTTCCGCCAGCCGACGACCTGCTTGTTCTCGTACCCGCCCATCACGGCGTAGCGGTCGCGCATGCGCTGAAACGACCGGCCATAGGCAGAGGGCGCGAAGAATCGGAACTGTCCGTACGCGTCGAGCGGGCTGTGCGGGAGCGGCGTCCCGGTGAGCGCGAGGCATCGCTTGACCTGCATGCCGAGCGCTTGCAGGTACCGAGAGAGCTTCCCGCCCGGCGCCTTCGCCCGGTGACTCTCGTCGACAACGAGTAGATCCCAGGGGGTTCGCTTGGCCCACGACCCGAAGGGCTCGCGCCAGAGCGACTCGTGATTCACGATGACGGCGACCGGGTGGCCGTCGGTCGTCGCGATCTCGTACGCGCGGGCGGCCTCGGACGCCTTCTCTCGCACCGAGCCCCGGTCGAGCCGAGCGATATGCCAGCCCCACTCCGAGTGCTGGTCGAGCTCGCGGGGCCAGACGCCGACGACGGAGAGCGGGCACGCAATCAGGACCCGGCGGGCGCCCCATGCGTGCATGAGCCCGATTGCCGTCAGGCTCTTGCCGGTCCCCATCTCCATCGCCAGCATGAAGCCGCGATGCCCGGCGGCCGAGTCGATGGCTTCGAGCTGATGATCCCAGGGCTGCGTGCGAAGCCCGGCGATCATGCGGCCTTCCGCTGGCGGCGCCGGAGCTCCCGAACGACCCGGCCCACGGGCTCGTTCTTTCGCTCGACGACCTCGACCGGCCAGCCGAACTCCTTGGCGATCCGGCTCCGCGCCGGCTCCCGGAGTCCCCGCTCCGGCTCCCGGAGCCAGAGCGCGAGGTGGGTGCGACTCAGCCCGAGACTCAGGCTGAAGGCGCTAATGGAAGGCCAAGTCGCCGCGTGGTCGCGCACGATCTCGACCGCCGTCCGTCGAATCCGAGTGGGGTCTGCCATATGGCACGAAACGTTACGGATGGCCTCGGGCCGTGTCAAGGTCCTATGGAAACGTTTCGTAACAGGGGGTAGTCTGGGCCCTGTTATGGGGGCATGCTACGGCTCGTGAGTGAGCCCCGGATCTTGCAAGCGACTCTGCGTGCCGCCACGAATCGTCGCGCTTCGGCTTGGCGGACAAGTCCTCAAAACGGGTTGACAACCGAAACGTTCCGCCGCAGAATGGCGGCATGAACGAGTTCCGGATCCGGCACTGGCGCGAGATGGCGAGCCTGCGACCGAGCGAGGTCGCGATCGTCACGGGCCTCTCGAAGAACACCGTCTGGCGGCGCATCGACGATGGCACGCTGCTGGCCGTCAAGGTCGACGGCTGCGTCCTTGTCCCCGTGTCCGCCGTCCGCCGCATGGTCGGCGAGACGGTCGAGACGCCGGAAGGGACGAAGCGGGCCGCGCGGATCATGAACGACGTGCGCGGGACGCTCGAGTCGTGCTGACGATCCGTACTCGCTACCGAGCCGAACGCTCCTGCTGGGAGGTCGCACTCTATCGCGGCCGCCGCCGCGTCAAGCGCAAGAGCTTTGCGAGCGAGGCCGAGGCGCGCGAGTGGGCGGCAGAAGCGGAGCTACAGCAGACGCAGCGCGATCGCTTCGGGCAGCGAGACGAGCACGAGCCGCTCCCCATCGCGACGCTCTGTCGGGAGTGGGTCGAGGTCTACCGCGAGACGTTCTCGCGCGGCTACGAGGCGACGGCCACCGGGCTCGTCGAGCACCACCTCGCCCCGCACTTCGGCGACCGCGACCTGCGCACGCTCACCGAGGGCGACGCGCTGGCCTTCGCAACGGCAGTCGTGCGGGCGAAGCGCTCGCCGTCCGTCGCACGCAACGCCCTCACGATCCTGTCGCGCGTGGTCGAGCTTCACCGTCGCCACCTCCCCGTGAACCCGCTGCGCGGCTTCCGGAAGACGATCGCCGCGATGGAGCGCCGACATGGCGGCCGCCAGCACGCCCCCGACGCGTGGTCGCTCGAGGAGCTTCGCAAGATCCTCGCGCTCGCCCGGAAGCACGAGCCGTGGCTGTACCCGCTCGTCGTCTTCGCCTCCCACACGGGCGCCCGCCAGGGAGAGGCGATCGGGCTCCGCTGGGAAGACGTCGACTTCCAGAACCGGCGCGTCTACATCCGCGGGCAGGTCACGCGCGGGGAGGAGACCGGCCGCAAGGGTGGAGGGAAGGCGCTGTCGGTCCCCTTCGACGCCGCGTCGTCGCTGCTCGGGGACGTGCTCGAGGCGCTCGCCGCGGGGCGCCGGCTGCGCGAGGGCGGCGCGGACCCGGGCTACGTCTTTCGCACAGCGACGGGCGCCAGGGTCGACGAGGCGAACCTGCGCCGGGCGTGGCGCCGGCTCGCCGCCCGCTTCCCGGAGAGCGGCGTTCGGCCGCTCCGGTGGCACGATTTTCGCCACACTTTCGTCTCTCACGCCCTTGCCGCTGGGCGCGGCTTGAAGACGGTCTCCGGGTGGGTCGGGCACTCGACGACCTACATCACCGAGCGCTACGCGCACGCGATCCCGGAAGATGCAGGGGGCGGGTTCCTCGAGCTCGATCAGCGCGACCGGGCCCGCACCGGGCGCCCGTAGCCGTCCATCCCGACGCCAGGACCGTAGGCATCCGGCTGCACGGATCCGCGCTCGAGCTCGCCTTGCTCCGTGCGCCACTCGATCGGGCGCCCCGTGGCGTCCGCGTCGACCCCAGGCCCGTAGGCTCCGGGCTGGCGGCCCTGGATCGCCCAGGACGGCAGATCGTGGTCGACCGTGACCGTGTGCCCGGGCCCGTAGGAGACCCCCGCGCAGGCGGCCAGCAGCGCAGCGAGAGCGGCGATTCCGGGGGTGCGCATGGCTTCTGTCTCCCTGCGTGCCGGCTGCGGGGGGCGCGGCGCGACGTCCCCTGGCGTCCCCTGAGGGGGGCGGGAGCGAAAGCCCGCGCATGGGTCGCACCCCCCTTTGCGGCCCCGGCGGTCATCGCCCCCGCCCCACACGGGGTTAGACCTTTCCGGCGTCCTTCCGGATGCGCTGGCGGATGCGTTCGGCCACGACGCCTTGGAGGTCGCAGGCGGCGATCGCGGCATCGACCTCGGCGTCGGTCACGGCGCCGTCGCTGCGCTCGGCCGCGAGGATGGCGAGCCGGCTGAGCTCGCTCACGAGAAGCAGAATGTTCGCGAGGTTCATCGCATGATCTCCTGGCACTCCATCGTGGACGGAGCGCCCTCGAAGTCGGCCGACGGGAACGCCCCTTGGAGCTCGCACAGGCCGACGTCGAAGCCGCGCAGGGCTCGCAGCATGGCGCTCTCGTCACCCGCTGCGATACCTGCCCGGGCCCCCTTGAGCCCGGCTACGATCGCCGCCTGCGCCGCTGCGTTCGCATCGGCCAGCTCGATGCACGTCTCGGCTCTCTCCTCGCTCTCGAGGATGCGCTCGGTGCTGCACTCGACCTCGAGCATGTAGTTCGCGAGCCGCTGCGCCCGCTCCGCCACGCGCGCCGCGAGGTGGAGGTCCCCCGTCGGCCCGAGCGACGTCGAGCACCCGACCAGCGCCACGAGGAAGAGCGGCAGCGCCCCGGGGAGCGCCCTCCGCGCCCCGTACCCGGCCCAGCCGAGCCCGAGGTAGGTGAGCACCTGTGCGAACAGGTCGAGCGCGCCAGCGCTCAGATAGCCGTCGTCGACGAGCACTTGCAGAATCGAGCCGATGACGGCGACGACGATCCCCTGCACCGTCCGGCTCCCCTTGAGCCATTGCCAGAAGTCGAGCATCTCTAGCCCTCCCATTCCCGCGCGATCTCCCAGCCGCGCGCGAAGAATCTCGGCCACGTATCGGGGCATGGCTTCCCGGGTCGCCACGCCTCGAGATACTGCCACCACGACCCGTCAACGTCGTCAGGCTCCGGAAGCGGCGCCGGCAGCCACCAGAGGTTCAGGCGGGCGAAGGCGGCGGCCAGTACGTCGTTGTGCTGGATCGCGAGGTGCAGATCGCCCCAGGTCGCCGTCCGATAGCCCAGCCGGGTCGCCACCGCGTCGGCAAGGTCGCTGGTCGCCGCGTGGGTCACGACGCCGCGAACCCCGCTGGCCTCGAACTGCCACCACCCGCGCGCCGGCCCGAAGCCACCCGCCGAGGTCGTCTGCCGGCGGTGCGTGAAGCGGCTCTCCTGTAGGCCGATCGCCACCAGCATCGCGACGGCCGAGCGCGAGGCCATGCGCTGAGGAAGGAGCCGAAGTGCCGGGCGGATCGCAAGGTCGATGGCGTCTCCGGGGCTCATTCGGCGGCCCTCGCGCTCTCCCGGACCCGGGCCCGCGCGTCGTGATCCTCGACCACGGCGAGGCGGCGGTCGAGCTGGTAGGTGAAGTTGCGGAGCGCGACGACCTCGGTCTTGAGCTCCCGGACGGCCCCGGCAAGCTGATCCATCGAGACTGCGATCATGCGCGCGTCTCCCTCGATCCGCGCCAAGAAGAACGACGCGACGACGATCAGCCCGACGAGCTGGGCAGCGATCGGAATCCAGCCCTTCGCGTCCCCTGCGGCGGCCATCGCATCTCCCCTCAGCGCAGCTAGCGCAGCTCAGCACTCCGTTTGCGGCTCGAACACTCGTCGCTCCGCCGGCACCCACTCGCTCGCGCCGCAGCGAGCGCGCAGGAGCCCGTCTCCGACGCGCGGGATCACCTCGCACCGTTGGCCCGTGAACGTGCCCGTCCACACCACCGCACCGTCCAGCTCCAGGGTGTACGTGTCGCTCGGCCGCGGGCACGCGCGCAGGAGCACGAGGTCGGGCGGCGGGGGCGGAGGCTTGCCGCGGCCCGCCCAGGCGGCCGGCGCGACGCAGAGCGCGAGCACGAGCACCGCCGCCCCGTGACGGCGCAGCGAGCGCAGCCGTCGCAGGCATTGGCCACACGTCACGCGGGTCCAGTCCGCCGTCAAGCACTCTGCCGTCAGCGGGAAGATCCGCCCACAGGACGCGAGGCCGGCGCAGGTGGAGTGGTGGGTGTGCATCAGCTGCACCCTCCGGGCACGCCGTCCACCGTGTTGCCGGCGCAGGTGGAGTGGTGGGTGTGCATCAGCTGCACCCTCCGGGCACGCCGTCCACCGTGTTGCCGGTGCAGGTGGAGTTGGGCCGATCAGGAATCGCGGGGCACCCCGTAATGAGCCACGTCGAGGCCGTGCCCTCCAGGTCGATCACGTTGTCCTCGAATCGGACCCCCGTGATGCAGTTGCCGGGGCTTGACTTGTCCTCGTCGAAGGTCAGCGCAATGCCAGTGCTGTCGCTGTCGATCGCATTCCCGAGGATGGAGACGTTGACCAGCGTGCCACCGTTGGCCGGCTGGCCCAGCATGTTCCCGGTGTTGCACGTCAGGCCGTCGCGACAGTAGAGCCGATTCGCCTCGATCAGCACCCCATCGAGCGTCTCGACGAGCGCGATCAACTCCGAGTGGTCGTTGTCCGGACCCGTGTAGTAGATCGGCTCGCGCAGAATCGACTCCCGCAACACGAAGGAGTAGCCCGGCTCGACCGCAGCCACGTCCTTGTCGAACTTCCCGCCCCCGAGGATCACGCCCACCCGATTGCCCTTGATGATGCTGCGCTCGATGCGAACGGTGTGACCCGCTCCGCTGCCGAAGCTGGACGAGAGGTTCCAGAACGTGCTTGCCTGATACTGCACCGTGGACTCCGACCCCGTCATCGTGGACTTCTCGACGTCCACCCGGCAGACGCCGTTGCAGTAGGCGCCTCTCGTGTCGGTGGAGTTCAGCTCCCAGTTGACACACGTCAGAGTCGCGTCGCCGTTGAACGTCATTGATCCCGTGTGCGAGCAGTTCGACAGGTTCGTGTCGTCCGGCACGTTGCCGCCCGACAGCCCACACGACGGCAGCGGGCCCGCCGGGCTCCGGCTGTGGAATGGCGATCGGCGCGAAAGGTGGCGCGTAGCCGTTGTCCGGCGCGGGCGGCGCAGCCAGGATCGCCAGCGCCAGCGCCGATCCCGGCGCGCAGGTCGCGAGCAGCACGCGCTCGGTCCGCCGGATGCCTGCTCCAGCGGGCAGCGCGGTGAGAAGCAGCAACGCGGCGAGCACTTGCCGCATCATCACGAGCACCCGCTCTCGGTCAGCGTGCTGCCGTTCAGCGTGTTGCCGGTGCAGGTGCCGCGGCTCGCCATGCTCGGACACCCGGTCAGGTTGAAGGTCGAAGTGGTGGACTGCTCGATCACGTTGTTTGTGAAGTCGAGCGGATCTACACAGTTGCCCGGCGCGCTGTGGTCCTCGTCCAGCGTGAAGTCGAAGCCATTCACGGCTGCCGTGTCACCGATCCACCGGTTCCCATCGAAGGTGATGTTCTGGATTGCGCCGCCGCTGTGAGGCTGCGCGAGGACGTGCGCGGTGTTGCACGGGTTGTTCGAGTTGTGCGAGCCATCACAGTCTACGGTGTTGTACTGGAACAACCCGCCGTCCATCGTCTCGACGATCGAAATCTGCTCGACGTGCGGCCCGCCGGTCGGGTCCCAGACAGGAGGCACGAAGATGTTCTCGCGCGCGACGAAGGCATAGCCGGGGTAGCCGGGCACGGAGGCCGAGTCCTTGTCGAGCTTGCCGCCCCCGAGCAGGATTCCGAGCCGATGCTCCTTGAACACGCTCTTCGTGACCGTGACGGTGTGGTATCCCGTGCCCTTGGTCGAGCTGATCTTCAACAGCTCGCTTTGCCCCGCGAGACCGAGCCCGGTGAAGGTGACACGATCGAGCGTCAGGTTGCGAATGTTGGCGCCAAAGTTCAGGAGCCCCCCCGGCCCGATCCCGGTGGCGAGCACGCACTGGATGGTGGCGTCGTTGCCCGTGACCGTGATCTCGCTCGTCGCGTTGCAGTTCTCGATCGTGCCGCCCGTGCCGACGCTCGTCGCGCACGTCCCCGAGACGGTCGGACACGTCGGATGCAGGTGTCCCCAGACGCTCGGGGTGTTCGGGGGGTAGCTGCCCGAGGGCGGCGGTGCGGGCGCGGGCCCGCCGAAGAGGAACGCCACCAGGACGAGCGCGAGGCGTCCAGTCACGACAGCTCCTTCGGCTCGGGCGCGGACTCGGGGGCTGGCGGCGGTGCGGGTGCGGGTGCGGGTGCGGGCGGGCAGTAGCAGAGCGTCCGGCGCTGCTCCGCGTCATACCCGCACTCGATCCGTCCGGCAGCGTCCTCGAACGTGAAGTACCGGCCCGGGCCGTCAGCCGTGCGGTGCGGCACGACCCGCCCGCAATCGGGGTGCAGCATGACGGCCGGTAGGAGCGGATACCAGACGCCGGGCGGGGCCTGATCCATGACGCCAGCCGCTGTCGTGACGTGGCCGTCCGATCCCCAGCAGATGAGCATCGCCGTCAGCCGGTTCGGCGGCGGCGGTGCCATCGGCAGGATGGCGTCGTCCTCCGGCGGAAGCGTCCCGCCGGGTTCGCCCGTATGCCAGCGTGTCGCGAGGTAGCAGCCGGGAGCGTAGGGGCCGGGCTCCGCGTGGGTGGCCGGCGGGTCCTCGGCGCGCGCGGCGAACGCGGCGAGCAGGACGACCAGGGCGACCGTTCTGCATCTTGCCACTGGATCACTCCGCGTCGTCGTCGTAGTTGGCGCAACCGGCGTCCTGCGGATAGTCCACCAGCCCGTCGGCGTCATTGTCGATGCCGTCCCAGCACTGCGCGTCCTTCAGCGCCGGGAACGTCTCGACCGTGATCCGCGAGAGCCCAAGATCCCCGCACGTCCCGACCGTGTTGCATGTGCGCGAGCCGGCGCTGCCGTTCGGCGACACACAATCGGCGTTGATTGCGCACTGCCAGCCGAGCGTGTCGATCAAGCCCGCTGAGCCGCCCGAGCAGGTCCGAAACGGCTTAGCCACGACGCGCCAGGACTGGCCCGGGTGGAGCACCGCCGAGCCGGCCGTCTCGTCGTAATCGTAAATCTCGGTCGTGCGGCGCTGGTACACGCTGGCCGTCGCCGCGCGCCCGTACTCCAGCTTCCGGTGCGCGAAGCTGTAGGCGCGGAGCGACGCCCCGGCGCCTGCCCCCGTGCATCCCGTGTGCGGCGTGTCCGCGGCCGTGCAGTCCCGCGCCTCGGTCGGGCCGTTGACCCAGGTGGCGACGCCGGGATGTACGGTCTGCTCCACCGCGAGAATGCACTGCGACGACCCGGGCCTCGCCTCCAGGAGGTCGAGCCGCTGGTAGTTGATGACCGTGGGCTCTGTCACTGTCACCGCATCCTCTGCCGCGCACGCACCGATCGAAGTCGCACCGCCGTTCAGGCCCTTCACACAGTTTCCGCTGACGCCCGTGCCGGAGACAGTCACCGTCCGCACCGTCCGCGCCGGGTGCAGCACGCGCTGCCCGCCGAACTGCGGGTGCTGGCGGAAGTAGGACGGATGCACCCACTGGTAGCGGCTCCCGATCCGCGCGGCAGAGAGCAGCAGCTCGATCTCGCACGGGATGTTCCCTTGCGTCGTGTGACAATGGATCGGCGCCTGTCCGCCGAGCGTGGCGGCGAAGTTGGACATGTCGAAGCGCCCGCCGACAACGAGCCGCGGACGCGAGAGGACTTGCTGCGCCACAGTCGTCGCGTCCGTGCCCGCGAGCCGGACGTTGGCGTTCAGGCCGGCGGGGTCCGCGTGGAAGAGCCCAAGCAGCTCGATGTGCGGCTGACGAGTCGCGAGCCACTGACCATCGACCCACGGCTTGTTCGTGCCACCCGCCGCTCCGCGCCGCCCGAACTCCCCGCGCAGCACGGCCGAGGTGACGTTCGCGAGGTTGACGCCGTTCGCGCCAACGAAGTCCGCGGTCGTCTCGTAGTGCCCGGCGAAGGCCACCGCGCCCGTAGCGCCGTATGCCTGATGGTCGCCGCCCACCTTGTAGAACACGCTCTCGCTCGCGACTCCCCCGTAACCGAAGTGCATCGCGGAGCCGGCGTCGGTCGTCGTCTGGTGGTGTGTGCCGCTGACCGTGATGCGGTCGCCGATCACCGCGAGGTGCTGCGACGTTCCCTGGAAGCTCCAGACTGGCGTCTGCACGTCCAGGTCCACCGCGAGGCGCCGCCCGACGAGCACCGCGAACTGATGCTGTCGCAGCGACGCGCCGAGGTCCGGCGAGCGGGACTTGTAGCCGATCCATCCAGTACAGCCGTCGCAGAACAGCGGGATGTTCCGCCGCCACGCCGACGCGACATAGCCCGACCCGCCGGACTCGACCCACAGCTTCGGGCCGCGCACGGGCACGAGCCGCGAGACGTTCTCCGTCGCGTGGAGGTCGCCGATCCAGATCATCGCGTCCGGGCCGGTCGTGCTCGGCTGCCAGTAGGCCGGGGTGTGGACGTTTGTGCCCGGGTCCGCGGTCCAGGCGCCGTCGATCCGCACCCGGTCCCACTCGCCGGCGAAGTGGACCTCCGGGTAGGCGGTGGTCGTGTCGTTGCACGCCGGGGCGTTGGCGCCGCTCGTCGTCGTGCTCGACAGGCAGACGCGCACGCGCTGGTCGCAGTCGTACGTCCCGGGCGCGGGCGCAACGACCGTCACCTCGGCAGGGATGCCGCCGACCTGATTCGGGTCGAGCAGCTCATTGAATGCGGTCTGGAGGCCGGCGCAGATGTCGGGCGTCGTCGCCACCTCCACACACGACGTGTCGCCGGCCGGGCAGCCGGTGCTCGCGCCGCCGCCGCAGCCCGATCCGACGCATGGGACGCCGCCGAAGCCAACGCCGATCGCAGCGAGCGGAACGGTCATGGCGAAGAGGATCAGCAGCGCGCGACGAATCATCGGAGCCCCCGGCACTCGAGGCGGCCGTTTGCAGCGGTGCCTGAGGCGACGAAGAGGTAAGCGCCCGGCGTGAGGTAGGCGTGGGGATTCGCGTTCGAGAGCGGGGAGCCATCGAGCGGCCGGCCCGAGTTGACGGAGGTGCCCCCGGCCAGCCGGTAGACGTCGACCGTCACCGCGCCACCAGAGCCAGTGATGTCCGGATCCCACGTGCAAGTAGCCTCACTGGAAGCGACGAGCATCGGCGCGCTGGCCGAGTCGCTTGGGCACCAGAAGACAGGCCGACCGTCCCCGGCGACTGTTCCGCCAGAAGTCCCCGAGCACACACCATTGCCGCCTTCTGTCCAGCCGAGCGCACCTGACACGAAAGGTGTCAGTAGCAGAGAAAAAAAGAGAGCAAGCCGCGCGATCATTGAGTACCCCCCTGCCGGCGCTCCTCGGGAGACACCTGCACCGGATCGCTTCCGAGCCGGACGTCGTTCTTGACGTCGATGAGCTTCTGCCGACCGAGCTCGGCGACGAGCTGCGAGAACGCGCGCGCGGCAAGCCTCGAGCCCGGCACCTGCGCAGCGCCGACGCTGAGGTACCGAGCCGCACGCGGCCGCGTCACGATGTAGGCGAGTGCCGCAGGGCCCAGCACGATCGACGCCGACTCGCGCGGATCCTCGCCGATCAGGCCGATGACCGCGCCAGCCTGCGCAAGCTGGATCGCGATCGCGCCCGTCCGGGTGAGCGGGTTCTGCTGCGTAGACCGCAGCGTTGCCGCGATCCGAAGAAACCCCTCACCACCATCTTCCGGAAAGAGCTCGCGAAGCGCGCCGCTCTTGTGATAGCGCTTGAGCTCACGCTCGAGCTTCGGTCCGCTCACCACCCCCTCGGCGTTGTCCGCCGCCCGGTTGAGCATCGAGACCGCCCACTCGCCCTGCAAGCGCTTCCACGCCTCGGGATCCTGCTTCATGACGATCTCTCGCAGGTTCCGAATTCCGAGCCGTCGCTCCGGCTTGATCGCGAGCAAGAGACCATCGGGATCGTTCGCAGCGAAGCGCTCGATGAGCTTCGCGCCGAAGCGCTCCTTGCCTTCCCGCCAGAGCTGCGACGCCTCCCGGTAGAGCGGCAAGAGCTCCTCGGGGAGCTCTCTGGCCGCGTCCTGCATGGCAATGTCCGTCAACCGGGAGCCGTTCTTGCCGATGCCGCCAAGCCGGCCCGGAACGAGGTCGGCATCGTTCCGACCGATCGACGCGAGCGTCGAGCGGAGCTCGTGCGCTTCCTGCCACGTGACTCGCTTCTGCCTGGACAGGATGTCGTCGAGCACGGCGATCGTCTCGCGGTTGCGCTCGGCGCGACCGATGCCCATCGCCACGCGGCGGCGCGTCTTCTTCGCCCAATCCCGCAAGCGAGTGAGGTCGACGGCCCCGCGACCAAGCTCCGTGACGGTCTCCGTGACCGGCTCCTGAATCGTGCGCGTCACCGTGCGCGGAGGGTCGTAGCCTCGAGCGGGGATCTCCTCGGTGATCTCTCGGGGGACCATTCGGGTCACCTGCCGCTCGATGATCTCCGGCTGTGCCAGCTCATCGATGCGCGTGTAGACCTCGCGCATCGCCTGCGTGAACTGCTTCGAGCCGCCCTCGATCGCGTCGCTCACGGCCGCCGCCATCGAATCGAGGTCGCCGCCCGCCCGGAGCGCCGCGATGTACTCGTCGAGGTTGAGCAGCGCGACCTTCTCGCTGCCCTCCTGCGCCGCCTCCACGATGCCGCCGCCCCCGATCGACGCCTCGCCGACGTTCTGGAGGAACTGAGGAAAGGGGCTCTCGGTGAGCTGGCCGGGCGGGATGACGCCCCTCACGGGCGACTCAGGCGGGCTGAATCGAAGCTGGCCGGGCTGGGCGACGGCCGCACCCCCCATATCCTCCACCGCCTGCTCGGCGCCGGGCCGGAGCCGCGCTCCGAAGGGGGCCCGGAGGCGCTCGGCGGCCCTGCGCGCGACATTCGCAACGGGGGTGACCACGTACGGGCCCACGCCGGGGATCTTCTCTGCGAGGCGCACGGCGCCGCTCGCGGCGGGCCCCACGTAGGGGGCGACACCCTCCGCGCCCGCCCCCAACCCGTAGTCGATGACGCGGTCGATGTTGTCGCGGTCCTCGCCCCCCAGCGCCTCGCCGCCCGCGAGGTTCCCGGTGCCGGCCCCGAGGATCTGCCCGACACGAGCCCCGATCGCCACCCCGCGAGGGGCGGCCCCGAGCGCTCGAGGGATCGCCGCGCCAAAAGGGCCACCCAGGTAAGCCCCGGCGATGGGCGCCGCGACGCCGATCGCCGTCCGCATGACTCCCTCGGCCATCTGCCCCTTCTCCGCGTCGGAGAGGCCGGGGAGCGGCGCGTCGCCCTCGAGCATGCGCCTCGTGATCCCGCCCACCGCGAAGGGCGTCCCCTGCATCGGCTGCACCGGGCGCTCGCGATAGGTCTCGGCCGGGGGCGCGGTCGCCGGCTGCTCGACGTAGCGCTTCAACCGCTCCCGCTCGAGGGCAAGCGGGTCGTCCTCGGCGAGCATCCTCTCCGTGATCGAGCGGTAGGTCGGCGCACTCACTCGACGGCCCCCTGCCGGTAGCCGAACTCGGCGGCCATCCGGCGAATCGCCTCCTGCTCGGCGGCGTTCCCGGACAAACCTTCCTGCTCGAGCTCGGCCATGATCTCACCCTCGCGCTTGAGCATGAGCCCTTCGATGCTGTTCGAGCCACCACCGAAGAGCGAGATGCTCCCAAGGTTCTGCTCGTTGATCTCCATATCGTTCGCGCGTAGCCATGCCTCGCGGTGCAAAGCACGCTTGTAGTAGCTCCGAAGCTCGCGCAGCTTCGCCATGTAGCGCACCGGGCCGTCTTCCTTCGTCGGGACCATGTTCTCCCGGAAGAGGGTCTGCTCGGTCTGCGTGAGCGCCTTGCCACCGAACTGCGTGAGCTGCGCGACGAGAAGCTGCCCGGTCGCAACCGCCCAGGTCTCGTATTGATACGCCTGATCGCGAAGCTCCGGCGGAACGTTCTCGAGCCCCACCCATCGACCACCCTTGTCAACGGCGTAGGCGGCGAGCTGCGCCCAGCCAGTCGAGTAGTTCGACTCGTACTTCTGCGCCACGGAGTCGATCTGGTCGAGCACGGCGACGGACGCCCGAATACTCTCCTCGGCCGCACCCTTCGTCTTGTTGGTCAAACCTCCCGTCTGGTCGCCATAGGAGAACTCGACCGTCCCGTCCGCACCCGTCTTCACGGAGACGCCCTTCGGGATCGGAACGAGGTTGGGATCGCTGAGCGCCTGATCTTCCGTGACGAAAGCCGTCTGACCAGTCGCCGTGTTGAAGACGCTCATCGTCTTCCCGGTCGTTTCCTTGGTGATCCCCTTCACCGCCTGATCGGGCGTCAAGTAGCCAGACTGCGCGTCCGCCGAATACTTTCCGGCCGGGCTCTTCGGAGTCGACTTCCCATGCACGACGCCACCGCCAGGGCCGAGCACCGGAGGCCCCGCCACCGCAGCCGCGCGCTGCATCGCGTTCACTTCCTCTGCGACGCTCTCGGGTCGCATGGTCGGAGCCAAGGCTGCACCCGGCGAGGTCTCCTGCGGCACCACCGGAGGCGGAGGAGCGATCGGAGGCGGAGGAGCGATCGGAGGCGACAACGGCTCGGGCTGCGGGATCGGGGCGAACGGAGACTGACCCGACTCCGGAATCGCCATCGGGGCAGCCTCCAGCGGGGCGCCGCCAGGACCGAACACCTGCGGGCCACCACCGAAGATGCCCGTCGCGTCCGGCGAAACCTGCATGTTCGGGGGCTGGTAGACGAGCGGCGCCGCGCCCTGCGCATCGGACCGGATGACCGACCCTCCGGGCGCGACGTTGATGTCCTTCGGAACGCGGTAGACCGAAGCCGGGCCGCGCTCCGCATCGAGGTCGATGACCTCGGAGCCCTGCGCGCCGACCTCGTAGCCCTGCGGGACGCGCCCGACGACCCCGCCCGTTCGCGTGTCGAGGACGCCAACCCCCGCCTTCTCGAAGGTGCCCTTCTCCGGAAGCTGCCCCTGGAGGTACTGGTAGAAGTTCGGGTCCGAGAACGCCTTCGGGTCGCTCGCGAGCGCGAGGATGCGCTTGCCCTCTTCCATCTTCTCGTACCGAGCGCGCGCCTCCGGGTTGCCGTAGATCATCGCGAGCCGCTCGCCGGGATCCTGCGCAGCCGAGAACGGTCCCGGATCGACGCCGAGCTGGCCGATGACGTCCGCCTGCGACGCGCGCGCCGCCTCGTCGAACGCGGCTCGCTTGCGCCGCTCGTCGAGCAGCGCATGCACGTAAGCGACCGGAGCGAAGATCCCGGACCCGCTGATCTGCTTCGGCATCACCTACCCCGTCATCGAAATGTTCGGAGCGTCGATGTTGAAGTTCCACCCGCTAGACTTGCTCGAGCCCAGAACGATCGGCGCCGCAAGCCCTCCGGCCACCTGCGCAGAGGCCAGCATGAGCTCGGCGCGACGCCGGAACTCGGCAAGCCCCTGGTCGACGCCGTACTGCGCAATCAGGCGCGGCAGCGCCTGTGCCTGGAGCGCCTCGAGCCGGCGCTGGAACTGGTCTCCCTGAAGCTGGCGCGCAATGTCGGTCGCGGCGAGCTGGTTCTGCCGCTCCGCCTGGAACTGACGATTCAGGAAGTCCGAGCTCACGTCGCTGAGCGAGTCGGCGAGGCCACGCGTTGCGATCGAGCGCGCGCGGGCGAACGGAGAGCTCTCCGGCAGCGAGTGCCCAGCGTTCGCAAAGTTGAAGCGATCGAGGATCTCCCCTTCCTCGAAAGCCTGGAGAATCGGGCGCTGCGCCGAGCGGATCGCGTCCTGCGCGAAGGGGTTCGAGTCGAGCCGCAAGAAGTCGCCGCGCATCGTCGCGTCGAGCGCGTCCTGGCCGTAGTCGAGGCCAGCGCCAGCCGCGCCCGTGATTCCCGAGAGTGACGCCGACTCGGCGGACGTCATCGGGACGGAGAAGATCCCTCCGTACTCCGGGCCACCGCGCATGAGGTCAGTGAGAACGGATGCCGAACGCCCCTGCAAGGGAATCCACGAAGCGGGCACATAAGGCTTCTGCTTGCTCTCGCTCTTATTCTTTCCAAAGCCACCCATCGTGAACCCCTAGAAGTTGAATGCGATCGCGCTTCCAAGCACCCTTGCGCCAACGATCTGACCATGCACCAGTGAAACGTACGCGTCGTCAGGCAAGCCGCTCGCATTGATCGCCCATACCGTCGAGTGACCGCGATCACGAGCCCAGCCGAACACCTCTTCGGTGAGAGCCATTCGAGCCTCCTCGTCATCCGGACAGTGAAGATGCTGGACCCAGGGAGCAGCACCGGGCGAGTCCTCGAGGTCCGTCGCGATCAGAATCCCCACCACCGACACGTCACGGCGAGCCAGAAGGACCGCCATGCGCGGATCGTCGCAGTGCCAGCGGATCCACTCCCGAACATCCTCCGGACGCGCCCAGCGCCCATCCCCAAATGCCTTTTCGAGGATCGAAGAAACGTTCGGGTGGTCGACGGCCTCCGGGTTCGCAAGCCGCAGCACCCTCAGCCCAGGTTCACCCAGCTCGACCCGTCGCTCGCTCGGAACTTCTGCCCCGCCGACCCGTCCGTCACCGCGATCAGCGTCCACGGGTAGTCCGCCGCTGCCGGCAGCGTCCCCGTCGTGTAGGTCGCCAGCGGGAGCGGTGACGTCATCGGCTCGCTCCCGTCCTTCGGAAGCGTCCGGTTGAGGCGAAACGACACCGCCTGGAAGTAGCGAGTCGCCACCTGCATGAGGCTCGTGGCCCAGCGCAGAAGCGCCCCCGGGTCCGCGCTCCCCGGGACCGGAACTTGCGGCTGCTCCTCGACCTGCTGCATCTCCACCCCCCTTGCAGCGGTGGGCCTTGATCTCCGCGATCGTCCCGCTCACCGCATCGCCGCACGCCGAGCACACGCCTCGCCAGTTGGTCGCGGCCTGCGCCGCAGCCTCGATCCGCGCCCGAGCCTCCGGGGACGGCCCCTCCTCGGCACGGCGGAACATCGCCCGAATGCGATCAGCGAGCGCTCCCACCGACGACCTCCATGCCGTACCCGGCAAGCTCGAACTGGCGCTGCGCCCCGAGCGTCCGGAACTCTACCTCGACGTAACGCCCCTTCACGCGAGGGGCGATCCAGCGGTCCTCCGGTCTGGACGTCGCGAGCTCGAAGGTGCGCTCCACCGCCACGATCTCGTGCTGCGACGACGGCTCTCCGAAGTCGTCCACGTAGAACAGGACGGACAGGTCGTAGTCGACGCTGTCGATCTTCTGGATGTACGGCTCGAGGCGAGCGACGAGCGCTCGCTGATTGCCATTCTCGACGAGGCGACGCCGCGCAAACCGCGCATAGGCAAGCAGGTCAGCACCGTCCTTCGCGTCCTCGGCGCCGATCTCGAAGATGAAACCCTCCTCGTCACCGAAAAGGATCGTCGGGAAGCCCGCGACGAAGAAGCGATCGTTCCACGGGATGTCAGTCACCTCGAACGACTGCACAAGGTCATTGAAGCGCAGCGCATCCTCGCTCTGGCGCTCGTAGAAGCCGATCGCCGTCGCCGGAAGCTCTCGCCGCATGACGGGCTTGAAGTCGATCGGAAGCCCCCGAACAGAGACGTCTTCGAGGTAGTGCTCCGTCCATGCCCACGAAGGCATATCGGCGGATACATCGCCGTTCGTCGGGACGATCCACCACACCTCGCCATCGAGCGGCGAGAGGTGCCCGATGGCTTGATGCGGCCGCGACAGATCGAGGCGGCGAGCAAGCTCTCGGAACACGTGCGTCTGCGCATCCTGCACCGAGACGCCATCGAAGCGCTTGAGCCCAGATGCCGTCATCACGTCATGATAGTCGCCACGGTCGACGATCGCGCGAGACGAGATTGCTCCGCGCCCGACCTCACCGAGATACGCTTGTCGGACGACGAAGTTCACCGGGGGGCCAACCCAATAGATCAGGTTGAAGCTGTTCGACCCGTAGGCGATGAAGACGTCCCCGAGCGCGCGCCCTCGAAGAAGAATCTCCGAACCGTCGGCACCGTTGAACTCGCCAGCCCCCGAGTCGGAGACGTTCTCCGGCTCCGAAACGGCGCTGTTCCGAATCACGTTGCTCTTGCGCTCACTCGACTCCGTGATGTCGCCATAGAGCATCATGCCCTTCCAGCGCCGGAGCCACTTGCACGTGAAGTCGAGGTCCGCGTAGGAAACCTGATCGTCCGCGCCGTTCCACTTCACGACCGGGTCGACACCGTTCGTCGCAAACCACTCGTCCTCGTCTGCCGGAAGCGCCTTCGGGAAGGTGTCGGCGATCCACTGATCGACGTTGCTCATGGTAAACTTTCGCCGAATCGTGTACACCTGGATCCCATCGGTGCCAGCGAACACCTCCGTCAGCGTGAGCCCGGTGTCGCTTGTCACCTCGTCAATCACCCACCAAGTCGCGTCCGGGTCCGTCTCTCCTGCCGACCCAAAGTGGATTTCGTCGCCGGCCTTCGCGTTCGCAAGCCATGCCGTTCCCAACCCGACGACGCTCGTGAGCCCCACCGTAGGCTGCGCACCGGCCACCTCGTACCGAGGCGTGATGTAGACGACCGACGACGTTCCAGAGTCGTAGCGGTAAAGGTCGGTGAGGGACCCGAAGATCGCGATCGCAACACCCGTTCGTAGCCGAAAGAGGTCAATCAGCTTGACGGGACCGTTGAGCTGGATGTCACGCCAGCTCGACCAGCCGGCATTCTGGCGAACGATGCGACCGTTCCGGATTCGACAGTTGAGCGCATCGACGAGACCGCGATCAGGAATCAGCGCTCGAGGCCGATCGTAGAAGATGCCGAGGTTCGGACGTAGCACCTCGAACCGCTCGCGAGAGCGCAGAAGAGCGCGCGATGCGGCCGGAAGCGACATCTCACCTCACGTCTTGATGAGCCACCCGACCACGACGGAGAGCGGACGATTCTCGTGCGCGTCCCCGCTTCCGTGCCACGTCAGGTCGTGATCGTGCGGCTCCGTCGTCATGAAGCCATCACCTGCCGCGTTCGTCACCGGCCAATACGAACCGCCGGCCGCGAGGCCGCCATAAAGATGCGACGGGAGGTCATACCCCGCCTGTGCATAGCTCAGATTCGTGTTCGTTTTCCCGGGACCGTACTCGAGCGTCGGCGATTCCTCCGAGGTGAGCAGCTCAATCGCATCCGTCGGCAGCTCCTCCTTCACCAGCGCGACCGTGTTCGCGCCGACCTCCGTCCCGATCGCGTCCCCGCCGCTCTCGTGTCCGATCAGGTAGCGCTGCCAGAGCTTCGGAACGCGAAAGCTCCCACCACCGGGGTCACCACCAGCCTGCGCGTTCCACACACTGCCGATCGCAGCGAAAAGGCGGGAATAGGTCGTCGTCGAGACGGCCTGCCCGTTGCAAATGAGCCACCCGTTCGGGACCGATGTCGGGTCGTAACACACCACCTTGAGGTCGCCGGGCATGTAGAGGCCCATCTGGTAGGTCCAGCCAGAGCCGTCGCGGATGTCAATCAGGCCAGACTCGCGGTCGAAGAAGATGACGCCGTCCTCGAGGTCCGTGAGCGCGTTCCGCGTTGCTCGCGTGCCACTCGGAAGCTTGTGCCGGCCCGTGAGCGAGTGCTCGCGCGTGGCCCACGAGTTGAGCGCCGTGCGCATCGCACGCTCGTTCGCCGGAAAGCTCGAGACGAGCGACGTGTCGGTCGGATTCGTGACGTCGAAGCTGTACGTCGGCACCTAGAGCCTCCAGTCCGGCTTCCGGCTGCGCTGCGGGTAGTGGTCGCCGCTCCACTTCATCGCGCGCGTCCGAACGCGAGCCTGTTTGTCCTCGCGAATGAGCTTCGACAGCTCCGTCTCAGCCTTGCCGCGCCAGAACTCCGCCTTGACGAAGTCCTCGTCGAACGCGAATGCCTCAGCGGCGGCGTACGCCTCGAGATACTCCGAGGCAGCGATCGTCCACCACGTCTGCTGGTGCCCCGGAACGTGGTCGGCGCCCCAGGTCAGCCCATCTCCTAGCGACAGGTAGCAAGGAAGGCGAACGAGGTAGAAGGGACCGTCGTAGTTGTCGCCATCCTTGTACGAGCGAAGATCCGACGGCGGGAGGCACTCAAAGGTCCGATTGCCAACGAAGGAAGGAGTCGATGCGGTCGTGACGATCGAAACCTGCATCTCGCGCAGCTCATTCGGCCTGCCGTTCTGCGTGTTCGCGCCGAAGTAGAGCTCCGTTCCATCCTCGACGCTCCACTCCATCGGAAACGACTCTGCCGTGAACTGGCGATAGGAGAACTCGTCCGCGATCGTTCCAGTATTGATGAGCGTCTCTTCACAGCGAAGGAGCATCGTGTTGTTCGACACCCCCGGCTGCCTATCGACACGGAGAACCTGCGCGAATATCCCCCAATACAGCAGATAGGCGATGCGGTTCGCCCGAATCGAGGCGTTGAAGGATCCGGACGGCCACGGGACCAGATCGAGAAGCCAGTCGCCATTCGATGTGTTCGCAGCGCGAACCTTCGACGCCAGGAACGTTTCGCTGTACTCCAGAGTGAGCTTCATGATCGACGGATCGAAGCCAACGCGGCGGCGAAGGTAGGAGCCGCGCACCGGGAAGACGGCAGCGAGCTCGAGCGACGTCGAGCCAAGGCCAGGGGCGAGCCAGACCTCCCCCTCCATCGCCAGGAAGCCATGCCGCCCCTCGCCGGCCCGCTGCCCTTCCTCCACGAAGCGCGGGATGGCCGCAAGGCATGCGTCGGTCGGGGAGACGAGGATCGCCTGCACTCGCGTCGCGATGTCTGCGTACGTCGCCACCAGAACCCCCAGAAAGACATAGGGGAGAGCCCGCAAGGACTCTCCCCTACGAGCATGCGCTCGCCAGCGCCTCTAGTCGTCCGCGCCGGCCTCCTTCGCGGCCGCGAGCGCCGCGTCCGGCGTCATGCCGTCCGCCACCAGCGCCATGAGGAACTCGGCTCGCTCCTCCGCCTCCTCGCGCGTCATCTTGAGCCCGAGCGGGTAGGCCGCATCCGGCTCTGCCTTCGGGTCCGCAACCCGCTTGTCGCGCACTGCGAATGCCGTGTTGCCGCGGTGCTCGGCGTAGAAGACCGGGTCCTCCTCGAGCGCGATCCGGCGAAGCTTCTCGCTCTCCTCGCGCTCGATTTCCTTCGTCGCCTCCGCCACCCGCCGGTTCACGTTGCGCTGCTTCTGGAGCGCAACGATGTCGAAGCCGACCGTCGCCGCCAGCTCGGGAGCGACCTCCCGGCCCGCCTCGTTGTAGAAGACGCCAGGGTCGTCCTTGTACATGGCGATGACGGTCTCGCCCTTGACCTTGAGGGTCAGCGGCCTGGAATGGTCCAGACTCACGACGCGTATCCGACCACGTCCGCGGCGCGATCCTGATTCAGGTGCAGGCCGCGCGGCTGGTAGCGGACGAACAGGATCCCTGCGCCGCCCGTGTCGGGTGCGTCGGTCGCCTCGATGACGATCTGGTCGCCAGCGTTGAGCTCGAGTCGGGTCGTGAGCTCGTGGTAGATGACCTTCCCCACCGCGACGTCGGCCGGCGTGGTGATCGTGCCTCCGGCCGCGTCGACGCGGCCCGTGTCCGACCCCGCGGTGATGCGGCGGTCGCAGGCGAAGATCGCCCCGGCACCCACGTCGAGGAGCGTCGTGATGATGATGCCCCACCCCACGACGTCGACGGGAGACGGGAAGTTGAAGGTCGCCTTGTCGGCGGCCGTCGTCAGCGTGACGGGCGAAGCGCCCGTGTCCTTCTCGAGGTACTCGCCGATCTGCATTGCGTGTGCCCCCTCGAGCGCCTAGGCGCTCGTCACGTGGATGACGCGAGAGTAGGTCGCCTCCGGCCAGACGAGGCCGGCGTTCAGGTTCCCGACCCAGCCGATGTCGCGGAAGCGCCCGAGGTCGTAGCTCGGGCCGATGCGCAGGTCCGGTGTCTCGACCTCGGCGAGCGACGTGGCGTCGTCCCCGAAGAACACCGCCTCACCACAGACGGTCGACGCACCGACGAGGTCCGAGAGCGCGTCCTCGTGATTCGTCTCGTACAGGGCGATGTCCTCCACCACCCCGAGATAGCCGCGCATGTTGCGCGGAGCACCGGCCGTCGAGGTCTCGAGGCCGATGCGACTCGTCGGGGAGACCCAGGTCGCGTACGTGTTGTCGTTCTTGATGCCGCGCGCGGCCCGGGTCGAGAGCAGGCCGACCCAGAGCCCGTTCGACATCGGCGGCACCTTGAGCCGCTTCAGGCGGTCGCGGATCGTCCGAAGGTCCGCGATGTCGAGGTTCGCGTCCGCCGTGGTCGACGGCGTTCCGTCGGTGTCGAAGGTGCCGCCGCCGGCCGTCGGGATGAACTTGTACGGCGTGAGCTTGAAAGCGTCCGCCACCATGACGTCGACGGTGCGGGCGATCGAGTCGCGCAGGAGCTTGCGCATCTTCGGGTCGAGCTCGAAGAAGGTCAGGTCCTCTTCGAGCTTGGTGAGCTCGATCGCGAGCCCCCACTCGGCCGGGGTGATCTGCACGGTCGAGGTGTCCGGCCGCACCCGAGGCAGGAACTCCCGCTCGCCGACCTGCGGCGCCCGCGGAAGCTGGAACATGCGGGTGATCGTGATCGCCTCGCCCTTCTTCTTGCCGTAGCCCGGCTCGGGCGAAGCGTGCGGGGCGAACTGGAGGTTCTGCATCGCCTCCATGCGAACGTTCTTCGAGAGCGCGTGATTGCGGTAGGTGCCGCTCGGCGCATGCTCGGCCCAGGACATCGCTCACCCCTCCTAGTAGAACTTCCCGTAGCCGGGAACCGCGATGTTCTCGCGGATCTCGCCGAGCTCGCCCAGCAACGTGCCGGGCTTCTCGGGCTCGGGCTCCGGCTTCGGTCCGGCAATGCGCCGGGTGCCGCCACGAACACTCGGCGCGCGCGGCGCCGAGCCCGGCCGTCCGAGAGAGGGGTCCCCATCGTCGCCGGCCGCGCGACCCGAGGTGTACTTGCGAACGCGCGACGCGACGCGGTCGAGAACGGCGTCCTCTTCTCCGTCGCGCATGATGCCTGTGCCTTCCGTGACCGCGAGGAACTGCGACCGAACGAGGTCGGTGTCTTCCGAGAGGTCCGGGTAGCGCTCGCGGTAGCGCTGCCAGAGCGCCTGCTGCCGCTCCCGCTCGCGCTCGCGCTGCTCCATCCGGCGCGCCGGAGCGCCCGCGATCCAGATGACGCGCCGCTCGCGAGCGTCGCGCCACGCGCGGTGCTTGTCCGGGTCGATGAGCGGATCCGGCTCCGGGCCGGGGTCCGCGGGCTCGCGCTCGTCGTCCGACTGGACGTCGGCGCGCGGAGCGCGGCGACCTTCGACGAGCGCATCGAATGCGCGCCGCTCCCGCGCCACCGCCTCGTCGCGCTCGCGCTCGAGGCGCTCCGCGCGCTCGTCGGGCGTCTCTCGCTGCGGGTCGTCCTGCGACGTCGGTGCTGCGGCTGCCATCGCGGCGGATCTTGCCGGCATCCCCCGGGGTCCGTCAACCGTGAAACCATTTCACACGCCGGACGTTCCCCGTGGAACCCCCTTCAGCGCATGCGGCCCACGGACTCGACCCCGTCGATCGGGCTGCGGCGAACTGCGGCCTCGCGCGACCGCTTCGCCATCTCGCGCTCCTCGACCTGCTCCCGAATCGCCTGCGCCGCGCGCGCCGAGCCCTCGATGCGCTTCGCGAGGCGCCGCATCGCATCCATCTCGAGCCACCAGAAGCGCGACTCCTCAGGAGTCAGCGTGCCCGCCTCAATGCGCTTCGAGACCTCGCCCTCGACGCGCTCATACTCGCGCTCGAAGAAGTCACCGAGCCACGCGGCGACCTCGAGCGAGGCGCTCCCACGATCGAGGATCTCCTGCACGCGCTGCGCCGTCGCCTTCCTCACGCACCACCCTCCACGCCGAGCCGCGTGCGCGCGGCGTCGACCGCCTGCGAGGTCGCCTGCTCGGGCGTCATCGCGCCGGGCGGAAGCTCGGCCGGCGAGCCGTCAGGCGCAATGCCCGGCTGCACGTCCGGAGGCGTCGTCTTCGCGATCCGCGTCCAGTCGAAGCCGATCGAACGCATGATCTCCCCCATGAGCTTTCCCATATCCGCCACCCCCAGGAGCGCGTTCACGAGCGCCTCGCTCGTACCGACGAGCTGGAGGAGCTGCAAGAGCTTGCGTGCCGCCTCGTTTCGCTCTGCGACACCCGCGATCGCCTTCACCTTGAACGAGTAGCGGCGCCAGCGGAAGTCCTGCCGCTGCGCCGTCACCATCGCGGCGATGTCCTCGCCGAGCTGGTCTGCGATCGACTCGTCCGTCTGCGGGTCCATGTACTGCAACCCGGTCCAGAACACGAGCGACAGCACGACCGAGAGGTAGCCCTCGTCGATGCCCTCGGCGACGTCGAGCACCATCTCGCCGCCCTGGCTCTCGACGGTCGTGATCTCCGTCGCGGTGATGTCGCCCTTCTGCGGAACCTGCCCCAGGTCGATGTCGTTCTGCTTCGCCGCCTCGCGCGCGGCGCCCCGGAGCCCCTGCCAAATCGCGATGGACTGCGAAGGCACGCTTCCCATCTCGATCTCGCGAATGAACTGCTCCATATCCGCATCATCGTCTGCGAGCCAGAGCTTGAGCGGGCGCATGCCGTCGTCGATCTGTGTCGGGTCCTCGAGCAGATTCGGCTTGATCGCGTAGCTCTTGAGCGTCGTGATCGCCGTCGAGTCGAGCAGGAGCCGCGTCAAGTCCTCGTGTGCCTCGACGATCGAGAGGAAGTCCTCCGTGTACGTCTTCCCGTAGATCGAGAAGGGAACGTCGATCAGCGGGTGATAGACGATCCAGTCGAGCCCGTGCCAGAACGGGTTCGGCTCCGGGCCACGAATCACTTCGAGGTCGTCGCCGAGAACGACGAGCCACTTGTCGACGACGCGCCCCTCCACCTCCGCAGTGAGGCGCTCGCCGTCCTCGTTCACGAGCACGCAGAGGAACTCTTTCAGCACGTGCGGGCGGCGGCTCTGCGGGCCCCGCGTGCGGCCCGTCCTCGAAGTGCGTTCCCGCTCCGACTCCATCTCGCGATCGGCGGTCGACACGAGGCGGTCGATCGCCTCGCGATCCCACACGGAGTCTCCGTCCGCGTCAGTCTCCTCCGCCATGCGCAGGAGCTCGTAGTGGTCGACCTCGTAGCGACGCACGCGGTACATGCCGCGGCCGGTCGGGTCGAGGTAGATTTCGCGCGCGTCGACCGGCTCGAGGCGAACCCGCTTCTGCTCGCTGTCCCACGTCACGGCGGAGACCATTGCGAGCATGGTGCCCGCCTTCGCCGTCTGCTTGAAGGGCTTCCGGAAGCCGACCGGATGCCCCATCGGTGAAGAGCCACAGCGCGCGAGGTGGTAGTCGAGGAGCTTGCGCACGAGCGGAATCAGCGGCGTCTCGTTCTGCGGGACCTGCGGCTCGTACCAATCGCGACCCACCTGCATGAGCGCTCGGCCGAGCGAGGCCGCGTAGCGATCGGCGAAGCGCGCCGTGTCGCGAAGCGTGACCCGGCTCTGCCACTCCGCCTTGCCAGAGAAGTCCTGGCGGCCGTAGTAGGCGTCGATCGACTGTCGCCAGATTTCGTCGCGCGCCTCGAGCCCCGTCTCGCGCGCGTCCCGCGCCTCCTGCCAATACTCCATGACGAGCCGGAACAGCGCCTCCCGGCTGATCGAGGGGCCGTCCTCGAGAACCTCGGGTGCATTCGGCATGAGCGGCTGAGCCATCGCCTATCTCCCCCACCCCGACGTCTTCCACAGGCGGAGAACGTCCTCGTTCTTGATGCGTGCCCACTGTCGCACGAGTTCGGGGTCGAGTCCAAGCGCCTGCGCAACCCACGGCAGCCCCGAGTCCCCCCTCCCGAAGAAGAAGTGTTCCGCTGTCTGTCGCACCCGCCGCGCCTCCCCCTGGCTCGTGACCATCTCCGGCGGCCAGTGCAAGTCGACGTAGGCGAGTAGCATCACCGACGCCCACAGATTGCGTACCGGCTCGCCGTCGCGGTCGCCGGCCAGAGCGCCGACCAGCGCGATCGTCGGGTCCGTCCCCACGCGCCCGTCAGCGCTGACGCCAGACCTGCGCGATAGGAGCCTTTCGCTTGACACCCTTGGGCTCCTTGGCCTTCCCGGTCGGGTAGAGCTTCCCCACCCCGTAGCGCATGGCATCGCCCACGTGGCTGTGAATGTTCTTGACCGCCTCGGCCGACACGATCCCGCCGCGATGCACCCTGCGGTGCCACCCACCGCGCAGCGCGAGAAACACCGGCTCCGCCCGGTTGCGGTCGATCTGAATCACCCCGCGCCCCTGGATCGTGCGCCGCAAGAGCTCGCGCAGCGCGTTCACGCCGTCGTCGAAGCCGACCGGGCCCTTGCGGAAGACCCCGCCGAGCTCGCGGCGCAACGTCGAGACCGCCGTCACGTTCGAGTTGCTCTGCTCGCGGTTGTGACCTGCCGGGTCGCCGATGTGGATCAGCTCGAGCCCATCGTAGCGCTCGCGAATGCGCGGCCTCACGATGTCGGTCGCGTGCTGAATGACCCCCGACTCCTCGCCGACGTACGCCTCGAGCACGTGCAGGAAGCCGAGTGGCGTCTGCTGCGCGAAGACCGTCGTCGGGTTGAGCCCGAAGTCCCAGAAGAGGAGCAGCGGGCGCCCGCGCAGCGGCATCAAGCCATGCACGAGGTGTAGATCCGGCGAGAACTCCGGCGTGATCGCCTTGCCGATCTGCTGGTATCCGAAGCGCCCATCGACGAAGCGCCGAACGAGGTCCGGACGCCCTGCGTTCTCCCACTCGCGGCGCATCTTCTCGTAGTAGTTGTCCGGAAGGTTCTCGAGGTTCTCCGGCTCCGGCGCTTGGTGGTAGCGGTATCCCTGCGTGCCGGGCTTCACGAACGTCTTGTAGGTCCAGTGCGTCTCGTCGGGGTTGTTCTCCGCGAGCTTCGCGCTGTAGAAGTTCATCTTCGGCTGCCGCAGCCGCGACATCACCATCGAGAACACTTCCTTGGGGATCCCGCCCGAGTCCGTCGCGGGCGCGGGCTCGTCGAAGTACGCAGCGGCGAGCTCGCGGCTCATGAACTTCGTTGCGTCGACCTCGTCCTGCGCCCCCGTGCAAACGAGCTGCCCGCGCATCTCGCCGAGCGCCCACTTGAACGTCTTCGTGGTCTCCTTCCACTCGCCGCAAGTGCCGGGTGGGAACCACTTGAAGAACTCGGCGAGCGTCGTGTCGCGCAGGTTCTCGTACGTGTCGCGGATCAGGACGTGGCGCGCGCCCGGGTTGTGCTTCTGGTGGTAGTACATCGCCCAGCAGAGCCCGGCGCTCTTGCCCTCCCCCATCCGCGCCGCCCACAAGTCCGCGTCCGCGCGCGAGCGAATGAACTCGCGCTGAATCGGGTTCGGCCGGAACGTCACCTCCCAGCGCTGCGAGCCGTCCTGCGCGGCGAGCGCCACTAGAGCACGACCTGCGGCCGCGCCCCAGGGCACAGCGCGAAGTCGATCGGCATCGCCGGCATCGTCAGATGCGAATCGGGGAGGATCCAGAAGCCCTTGACGTAGTTCGGTGTCACGACGAAGAAGTGCATCCCGCACACGTCACAAGCCGGATGCTGGCAGCACGGCAGCAGCTCGTGCCCGGCCGCCTCCATTGCATCCTCCCAGCTCACCGCGGCTTCCTCGGCGTGATGTCCTTCGCCGGCCGCCCCTTCTTCGCCGGCAGGTTCACCTCCACCTTGAACTCGTCGGCGTCGAGCACCACGCTGCTGGACTCCTCGTCGCTGTCGATGTTCTCGTTGATGATGACCGTCACAGCGCCGGCCCCGCCCTTCTCGTTCAGCGTGATGCCATGCGCTCGCATCGCGAGCTCGACGGCGCGCAAGCGAGTCGCGTTATCCGGGATCCACGAGACCTGCTGCGTGCCCGGGTGATAGAACGGCTTCATGGCGTTCTGGGCGAGCTTGAGCTTCTTCGCCAGATAGACCGGATCCTGCCGCGTCAGGCGCAGCAGCTCCCGGAACGCGTCACGCGCCTTCGGGAAGCGCTCCATGAAGACCGCGAGCGTGTGTGCGCCCGTCCCCGCCATCCCCTCCGCGGCCGTCGCATCACAGAACCGGCCGCCCTCGATCCAGCGCATGAGCACGCGCAGGTGCTTCGGGTGAACCCCCGTCTTCGCGATGATCTCCGTCCCCAGGTCCGCCGGCACCGGCAGCTTCTCGCTCGGCGCGTCCTTGCCCTTCTCGAGGCAGCGATCGCAGAGCAGGAGCATCGTCACCTTGTCGCGCCGCGAGGCAACGAGCTGCTCGAGCGGCACCTCTTCGAGGCAGCCCTCACAGACGTCGTCGATCGGCGCGCCCGTGAGGATGCTCAGGGCCGGCGGCGGGACGGGAGCGCTCACCCCTCGGTCCCGGGCTCCGCGTCGGGCGCGACTTGCGCAGCGCGCTCACGAACGCGTCGCTCGATCTCCTGCGCCTGCGGGCCGTCGTTCGGCTCCATGCCGAAGAACTCCTCGAGCCGCGCGACGCGCACGTCGATCGGGTCGCCCCCCTCCATCATCGTCGTGACAGCGGCGTCGACGTGCTCGCGAAGCGACTCGAGCCGAGCCCCGAAACCGCGCTCGACCGCGAGGAGCTTCTGCAAGAAGAAGCCGAGCACCATGCCGACGTGCAGAGGGCGGTCGTGCGTCGTGCAGCGCGCGACGATCCGGCCGTTCGTGAGCCGCTCGCCGTTGAAGACGTGCAGGTTGCACTCCTCCTCGAACGGACAGCACGGGAACGGCGGCGGGAGGTCGGGCATGACGCCCGGCTGAATCGGACTCATCGCAGACCCCGGTGCGGAGGGACCAGCGCCAGCCCATAGCCGAGCACGTGCGCCTCGACGTGCGGCTCAGGGGGCTCCTCGCGCTCGGGCTCGAGCGGCTCGCCGTCCAGCCGGCGGACCTCGACGTCGCGCACCGTGCAGCGGGTGGCGCCAGCCGAGAGGACGCCGCCGAGAGCGGCGAGGCCGAGGAGCTCTCTGCGGGTGAGGTGGCCCATCGACACGCAGCGTGCCAGAAGCCGAGCGCCAGGGGAAGCGCGAAATAGCGGCCAATAGCGAAAATAGCGACCCCCGCGGGATTCCGAGATGAATGGTGTGGGCAAAGTCCACCACACGTCGCTGCCAAC